CCCGCTATAGGTTTTGGCTAACGTAATGTTTGAATGTCGCATAAGGCGTTTTATGTCAAATGCGACCGTTAGGTTTTTCCTTGTGTGTGTGCGCTCACTCACTTTTTCCTGACTTTTTGATAGGGGGGGGAGGTCGGGGCTGAGAGAAAATTTTTGTTGTACCCTCCGCCACCCAAAAAAAGTGAAACTAGGAAAATCAATTTTGTTATAGTCCGAAAATATGAAAATACAAATTACCCAACGCAACGTAACGGATTTGATTCCTTACGCAAGAAACAGCCGAACTCACAGCGACGAGCAGGTGGCTCAAATAGCCGCCAGTATTAAAGAGTTCGGCTGGACTAATCCCATTCTGGTGGACGCCGACGGCAGCATCATTGCTGGCCACGGAAGGCTGCTAGCGGCCAGAAAGCTGGGGTATGACGAAGTGCCGACCATTGAGTTGGGGCATCTAACACCGGCGCAAAAAAAGGCTTACGTCATAGCTGACAACCAACTGGCGCTAAATGCTGGCTGGGATACTGAGCTATTGATGTTAGAGTTACAAGAATTGCAAGATTGCGACTTTGACCTAGACCTGCTGGGCTTTGACCCGAAAGAGCTAGACAAGTTATTGGAGCCGGAGCAGGTCGAAGGCTTGACCGATGAGGATGCGGTTCCCGACGCACCGGATGAGCCTAAGACCCGCTTGGGGGATATCTATCAGCTTGGCGGCCATCGGTTGATGTGTGGGGATAGCACGAGTATTGACGATGCTGAAAAACTAATGGGTGGATTATTGGCTGATTTAGTCTTTACTGACCCACCATACAATGTTGATTATTCAGGTAGGGGCGCAAACAATTTAGGCACTATCAAAAATGACAATATGTCAGACAACGATTTTGAGCAATTTTGTCGGGATGTATTTACAACATATAGCGCAATAATGAAACCTTTGGCGTGTATTTATGTATGTCATCCCGACAGTGCATCAGCGCCAAAAATTGCGTTTGAAAAAACTTTTGCAGAGCAATTTAAGAAATCTTCCACAATTATATGGATGAAGCAATCAGCAGGTATGGGATGGCAAGACTATAGAGCGCAACACGAGCCTATTCTTTACGGATGGAAAGAAGGTAAAGGCAGCCATTTTAATGCTGGGGATAGAACTAAAACATCTATATGGAAAATTGGTCGAGATGCTCAAAGCAGCTATGTTCATCCAACGCAAAAACCAGTTTGTCTGCCAGAAGAAGCAATTATGAATAGCAGTAAAGGCTCTGATTGCGTTGTTGATTTATTTGGCGGAAGCGGCTCCACCTTAATTGCTTGCGAAAAGACTGGCAGAATAAATAGAAGCATGGAACTAGACCCAAAATACTGCGACGTTATAGTCAAGCGCTGGGAAGACTTCACCGGAAAGAAGGCTGTTTTGGAGGGTCAGCATGAACTTGAAAACGCTTGATTACACGCCAACGCCGGAGCATAGGCGGTTAGTTGAATCGACCAGCGGCGTTGGTCTGCCTTACAACGAGATTGCGTCGTTGATTGGTATCGACGAAGAAGCGCTATTGCATCATTACTCGCATGAGATAGAGATAGGCCAAGCAAAGGCCAATGCGCAGATTGCAAAAACAATCTACAACAAGGCGCAGGAAGGTGATGCAACGTCGCTAAAGATTTGGTCGGATAACCAAGAAAAAATGAAGCGGGGGCGGGGTCGCCCCAAAGGGTCGTTTAAAACCCCAATGCATCATTTGGCTGAAAATATAACGCCAGGGTCAATTCAGAAAAGCGACAACCAGAAACTAAAAGAGTTGAAAAAAATCCTTTTAGATAACGCTGGGACGAATGTTGTAACAAAAGCAATAGAAATAGCGTTAAACGATAACCACCCATCGCAAGCCGCCATGATTAAGTTGTGCATGGATAGGATGCTGCCGGTATCGATGTTTGAGAAAGAGCGCAATGTGCGAAGCGCGGTCTCGATTACCATCACAGGCATTGGTGAGGTAAAGCATAGCGAGGAAACTATTATTGATGCAGACACGGACATGATTAATGAGCGACCTTAATTTTAAATTGCTTCCTTGGCAACAAGAGGTATTTGCTGATTCAACGCGATTTAAAGTGATTGCCGCAGGGCGGCGCTGTGGAAAATCTAGGCTGGCAGCTACGGCGTTATTGATTGAAGGGTTGAAGTGTCCTATTGGCTCGGCGGTGCTGTACGTCGCCCCCACTAACGGGCAAGCTCGCCAGATTATCTGGAACGTATTAATGGAGCTGGGGCGGGACATTATTTCTAACAGCCACATCAATAACCAAGACATCACTTTAATCAATGGAGCGGTCATCTACGTTCGGGGTGCCGACCGACCCGATACCTTGCGCGGTGTGTCCTTGACCTACGCCGTGCTGGACGAAGTGGCTGACATTAAGCCGGAAACGTGGGAGCAGGTTGTACGCGCATCCTTGTCCGACAAGAAGGGTCGCGCCATGTTCATTGGTACGCCCAAAGGAAGAAATTGGTTCTATGACTTGTACAACTTAGGCGACGTTGACAAAGACGATAAGAACTATGACGCCGATTGGAAGAGCTGGCACTTCACCACCAAAGACAACCCGCTAATTGACCCAGAAGAAATTGAGTCGGCCAAGAAGACGCTTTCCTCTTTTGCGTTTAAGCAGGAATACATGGCGTCGTTCTCCAACGCTGGCTCGGACATATTCAAGGAAGATTGGATCAAGTACGGCGAGGAGCCGACGCAAGGTAGTTACTTTGTGGCGGTGGACTTGGCCGGATTTGAAGAAGTGGCACGACAAGCAGCTAATTCTAAAAAGCGCCTAGATGAGTCAGCCATTGCGGTAGTCAAAGTGACTGACGAGGGCAAATGGTGGATTAAGAAGATAGAACATGGCCGGTGGGATATTCGGGAGACGGCGGCCAAGATACTGATGGCCATGCGCGACTACCGACCGCTGTCGATTGGAATTGAGCGCGGGGCGCTAAAAAACGCTGTTTTGCCGTATTTGAGTGACTTAATGCGCAAGAATAATGTATATTCGCACATAGTTGACCTAACGCACGGCAACCGGAAAAAGACTGACCGAATTATTTGGAGTCTCCAAGGGCGTTTTGAGCATGGCAGGATTGTGCTTAACTCAGACGAGGATTGGGATATATTCCTAGACCAGCTTCTCATGTTCCCTGCACAGGGGGTACACGATGATTTGCCTGACGCCTTGTCCTATATAGACCAATTGGCCGTGACATCCTATATGCAAGAGGATGAATCCGATGATTGGGAACCGGTGGACATTATTTCGGGTGTATAAATGGATCAAAATGAATTCGATCAACCCACAGAGAATGACAAAGAACTAGTCAGTTTCGTGGTGGAGCATTGCGATCGTTGGAGAACGTACCGCGATATTAACTTCCTCCCGCAATGGGAAGAATACGAGCGCATCTTCCGTGGCCAATGGGCATCGGAAGACAAGACAAGAGAGTCAGAGCGCTCACGCATCGTAACCCCTGCAACACAGCAAGCCGTTGAAACTCGCCACGCTGAGATTATTGAGGCGATCTTTGGTTCTGGCGAATTCTTTGACATCAAAGACGATTTGCGCGATGTCAATGGCGACCCAATGGATGTCGAGTTCTTAAAGCTCCAGATGATGGAAGACTTTAAGCGCGACAAGTTGAGGAAACACGTCGATCAAGTGGTTCTGTTGGCTGAGATTTACGGCACCGGTATCGCCGAGATCACAACGTCAATGGAAAAGGAATTGGTTCCTGCGACCATGCCAATGCCAGGCCAAGAGCAAGCAGCGATTGGTACGGTTGAGAAGATGCGCGTATCGGTTAAGCCCATGCCGATCAACCCTAAGAATTTCCTATGGGATCCAAACGGCACGACCGTTGAGGATTGCATGGGTGTGGCCATCGAGAAGTACGTATCGATCCACAAGGTGGTGCGTGGTATCGAGCGCGGTATCTACCGCAAGGTCAACATCACCCCGACATACGAAGACACCGACTTAGAGCCAACCCAAGAGATTAGCCAGTATCAAGATGAAAAAGTCTTACTGCTAACTTACTACGGTCTGGTGCCAAGAGAGTACCTGCAAAAGATTGAAGACGAAGACATCGTCGAGCTGTTCCCTGACGATTCAGCGGCTGAAGACTATCAAGACATGGTCGAAGCGATCATCGTGATTGCGAACGACGGCCTATTATTGAAGGCTGAAGAAAGTCCGTACATGATGAAGGATCGTCCTGTACTGACCTATCAGGCCGACACGGTGCCCAATAGATTGCCAGGCCGTGGGACGATCGAAAAAGCCTACAACATGCAGAAGTCCATTGATGCGCAAGTGCGCACTCACTTGGACTCACTGGCACTGACCGCCTCACCTATGATGGCGGTTGATGCTACCCGCTTGCCGAGGGGTGCGAAGCTGACAATCATGCCAGGCAAAGCAATCTACACCAACGGCAACCCGAATGAGATTTTGTATCCGTTCAAGTTTGGCCAAACAGATGGTTCTAGCATCACAACAGCCGAGAAATTCCAGCAAATGCTGCTGCAAGCGACCGGCACGTTAGATTCTAACGGCATGGTGTCAGCGGTGGGGCGCGATGCGGCTGGTACGGGCATGTCGATGGCGGTGGCCTCGATTATCAAGAAGTACAAGCGCACACTGGTGAATTTCCAAGAAGACTTTTTGATTCCGTTCATCAATAAAGCAGCGTACCGCTTTATGCAGTTCGATCCAGAGCGCTATCCGTCGGTCGATATGGTCTTCATTCCGACAGCAACGCTAGGTATTATTGCGCGTGAGTACGAACAGGCTCAATTTATCAGTTTGTTGCAGACCCTTGGCCCTGATACGCCGGTCTTGCCGATCATATTGAAAGGCATTGTCGCCAATAGTTCGCTCTCTAACCGTGCTGAACTGATGACGCGCTTGGATTCTATGGGTCAAGTCGATCCTGAAGCCCAGCAAAAGCAGATGGTTCAAGAACAGTTGGCCTTGCAAGCAGCACAAGCGCAGATTGCAGTCAATACGACTCAAGCCGAGCAAAATCGTGCTGAAGCAACCAAGATTATGATCGACACCAAGCTGAAACCTTTGGAAGTACAAGCCAAGATTCAGCAAGGATTGACGGCTAACCTGCCCAATCAGGCTGACATGGCCTCCAGAGAGTTTGATAAGCGCGTCAAGGTCGCTGAATTGATGTTGAAAGAAGCTGACATCAAGAATAAGTCCAAGATTGTCGAGCTGCAAATGTCAAAAGCCAAGGATAATGTCGTCGGTGCTGAAAATGACTTCCTTGAAGAACTGCAAAAGGGAATGCAATAATGGATATTGACAAACTATTTAATGTGGATCAGGTTCCCGACAGCCTTTTTGACTCTGTAAACAATACGGTGTCCGAAGCTCGGGCAATGCAGAAGAAAAAAGCAGCCGGAAACGCTCAAGCGGTCATTCAAGCACTTCAGAAAATGAAGGGCGACCTAGAAGGCAAATACGACAGCGTTTATTCAATGCTTGAGTCCCGTATTGCCAGCATTCAGGATGGCCGCGATGGTATTGATGGCCGTGATGGGGTTAACGGTCGTGACGGTAAGAATGGCAAAGACG